CAAAGCACATGATCTCGGCATTAGGGTTCTCAATAGCCGCACGCACCACGGAGAATGCACCCCACTGCGTCTTGCCGCTGCGGTTGCCGCCAAGTGCTACAATCTCGTTGACCTCCTGTAGCTGATCCTCTGCCTTCGCCCAGTGTGGGAGTCGGAAGCCAAAGCGGTACGGATCGCGTTCAGCGTTGTCTACGGCTTCGTGGTAGACCCTGTGCAGCTCCACAAGGTCTGTAGGTTCCATGAGGGAGATTTCCTCATCGGTCGGAGGGGAAAGGATCTGGTGGGTACGCCACTTCATGGGTTGGTCTTGTATGCGTCCGTTTCCATGAGGATGTCGATTATCCGATAAACACTTCCGCATTCAGGGCATCCAAATGTATCCTCTTCCGCTGGGAATGACCCTCTATTCCCGTCAACAAAATGAAGCTCGCGATGCCTGTGGCAGTACCTGCATATGCCTATGTGTGGCTCAATGTACTTCTCCAGCACTACATTCCAAACCTTAGCGTTGAACTTCTCGGCCAAGTACGAGGCGTAGGATAGCGTGTGGCACTTGTGCTGCGTGCCGTCATGCTCGACCATGTAGTGGCGAACTGGATTCCCACCATCCTTGAGGTGGTCTGCGTGTCTGGATTCTGGTTCTGGGATCATGCGACAATTTCAGCCTCGACTGCCTGCGCCTTCACCTTGCTGGCGATGCGAGATTTAGCCTCTGCGATCATCTTGGCGGCATCGTCGATACTCGCACCCTGCCTGTGTTCCACGACCGCAGTAGCCATGCCAGAGAGCTGCATAGACTTGTCCGTTAAAACTCCAACGGTGATCGCCAGTCGGTCTGGGGAGATGTTCTTGAGTTGGTCGGGGTCGTCTGACAACTGGTCTGCCTTTGCAAATAGCAGGTCGGTGTAGGTCTCCGCCGCCATCGCGTACTTCTGGCTGAACTCCTTACGCTTCGTCTCCAGAGTGTCGCTGTGCCGCCACATGAGCGACCGCACGGTGTCACGGGCAAGCCCGGTGATCTCGGAGGTGGACTTGATAGACTTCCCCTGTGCGAGCAGCCAGAGGCACTTTGCCGCAGCCTGCGGGTTCCAGAACTCCACACGCTGCCTGTTGCCGTGTTCCTCGGCTCGACGCATGACCTCTGCGAACCATTCCTGATCTGGTTCTGCGGTTAGTTTCTCGCTCATGGTGGTTAGTTTTACTTCAGCTTTGCGGCGTTTGCAATAGCTGAAGCGTTACCTTTTGCTTGTGACTTCCTTGCTGGTTTTTTAGGCGCAGATTGATTAGGTGTTGCGGTTGGTTTTTGAATGTCCGCAGAGGCTTTTTTGGGCCTGCTTCTAGCGGCTTTTTTTAACATGGCATTTTGCATTTCTACAGCCTGATCATAATCAGTAGTATAAATATCCGTTCTTGGCTGATACTCTCCCTCAAGGCTTGGATCAAGCACCATCATAACAACATCTGGTTCACCATTGTTGAACTTCTTAAAGGCGTTTTTATCCCAGCCATCCGGGGCAAATTCGTCATTCCAAGGAATTCTTGCCGCCTCCACAAAACCATGCGTTCCGTAAAACTCTGGAAGAATGGTATCAAATGCATCCAGTTTTTTTCCACCAGCGGAAATAGCCGCTTCCATAATGCTGCGCCCACTTCCCTTTTCCATTGAGAATACAGAAACAATATCACCATCAGGCTTGACCGCAAATCCAGACTTGCCCGAATCCGAAAGGAACAACTTCATTCCTTGGTAATCCTCTACCGGGTAAACATAAACTGCAGCACCGTGAGGTGACTCGTCTTTGCTTTGTTGGATGGTATCTGCGAACTTTTTCGCTGATACTTGGTCAGAGGGATCAAGCTCCAAGAACTTGACAACAGGAAGACCATTATTTCTAAATGTATTTGAAAGCTTCCTTCCCGGCTTCCACTCAGAAATGTACTTTACACCTAGATTCTTTTTGGCCTTTGGTTTTAGAACCCCTGTGTCGCCACTATCGACTCCGCTTCTTGTCTGGTAAGACCAGAGTGCCTTTTCATTGCCCGTCCGATTTCGTCTAACTCTTGAGACTGAGACATATTGTTTGAACTGTTGCTTTTGTTTGCCAGCAAACCCTCCAGCACTTTTCTGCTGCTGGTCTTCAGTTCTACTCCGTCCTTCATCTGAAGATTGTGTAATTGTTGCGCCGTCATTTTTTATTTTCTCTAATACTTCGTTTATTCTTTTTGATGGAACTCCGTTTTTACGAGCAACGCCAATTGCGGCGTTTGCGTAGTCTGGGGCCTCGTCATCTTCGTATCCGTCAGCATCTGACGAGTCAATTGCATCTTGATCTGCTTTAACCTTAGCGGTTTCATAAAGGCGTTTTTCAGCATACCACAGGACTGCCTGCAAGTCTGCCATCGTCAGGTCTTTATATTTTGGATCTGCCCTAAGTTCGTCAAGCATTAAACCGAAGATTTCTCGGATAAAGTTGCGTTCTGCTGGGTTTGCTGGGGCTTCTTTTTGCCCATCAAGGTATTTAGCTAGTCCATTTCCGGCCATTCGAAACTCCTCACCCATTGCGGTTGCATTCATTGCTTCTCGCAATTTTGGTTTCATGGATGCTTTTTGAATGGCAAAAGCAAGCTCTTCCGTAGTCATTTGGGATATATCTTTCCCAATAACTTTATCCATTAGAGATTTTTCGGAATCTGTCAATTGTGATTGGGTTTCCTCAAGCCTTGTTTTTGCGTTTTGCGTCAGTTCTGGATTCAACTCAACGAGCGTTCCAGTCCACCTTCCCCAAGTACGAACCAACCAACGATCCATAGTTAGAGCATCAAATAAACCATATAAATTTGAGAAGAATCCGTTGCCAATTTTTGGCCCAAGAATAGCTGATCCTCGAACTATAGTGTCTGAATGCTCTCCACCCGGTTTTACTTCTTTTTTATCTGTTTTTGATACAACTCCTAATCGCGCTATTTCACCAACAGTAAAATCAGTCTGCATGAATTGACGGGTGTTATCAATTCCCCACTCACCAATAAGTTGATTGAACAAATCGAGACTTTTGTTAATCGCTTTCTGTGCCTGACCAGCTTGAATGTTGGTAGGCATTTTCCCTGTATTGCGATATTCACGATACACTCGTTCTGCCAGCTCAAAGTTCTTGTCCACCTTGAGTCCGTTTGATGTTACAGCCAATGCCCAAGTAAATGCAAAGCGAGCGTTTTGATCTGTTGCGATTTCTGGGAACATTAGCGACATCACACCAAGGGCTTGCTTGGTTTTCTCGTCATACCAACCAATGGCATTTGGGTTCTGTTCTAGTGCAATTAGCGCATCTTTCAGTCCAACTCTTGCAAGATATTCAATTGATTCCAAGCTTCTCTCAGATAGCTTGACACCCGCTTTTTCTGCGGCATCAAGAACTCTGCGTTGAATCTCAAGTTTAAAGTCTCGCCCTTTTCTCCACGATTGTGAGTTTGCAACCTTGATTGCATTAGAAATTACCGATTGCTCGTCAACAGATTCAGGAACATCAACTCCAGTTGATTGAAGCTCTCCAGACTCACTTTCTTGCAATGCCTCGTCTGATGTCTTGGCAACTGGTACTGGTTCTGGCATGAAGCGGGTTTTCGCCTCTGGCTCCATCCACCCGATAGCATCTGCTGAATACGAGTCCAGCATCGCCTTGGATGTGATCGGGGTCAGCTTCTCATCCATCTCGTTGAGAGCAAACATCCGTTTGCCGTCTGCCCACAGACCTTGTGCCTCCTGCTTGTTGGCTACGGGGTTGATGTCTTCTGGGGAAACCTCTGGCATCTGGCGTTGCTCTGGCATCCGCACGGCACTCACTGCCTCGTAGCTGAATGGCATTGCTGGATACTCGTCTGGCGACATTGGAACTGCCTTGCTGACGCGATCTGCGCGGTAGGTGCGGTAGACATTGTCACGGCTTTTTACTCCATCCTCCAGCAGGATTGGGTTGAGAACTGCCTGCTCCTTTTGGTTGAGTAGACCGAACATCGTGTTAATGAACTTCTTACGCTCGTCTGCCTCGACCGCACCATACTTCTGCTTGAAGAATTCAATGCTGTCTACGCCTTGCTTGTGGTAGTCCATCATCGCCTGCGTGTCGCGCAAAATCAAATCCACATTGCCACCATACAGCTTCTTGCCGCGTCTGTCCTGTGAGCGTTTCTGGATGTTCTCATGCAGCTTTGTGACGGACATGAGTCCGAATAGCAGGTTTCCGTCCTTGGAGATGGTGACAGCTACTGGAACCGTGTCGCGGAGAGTAGCACCCTGCGGCTTGTAAACTACCTTCCCAGCCTTGTTGCGGGTAGTAGCAGGGAAGTTGATCATGACAACGCGATCTCCAGCACCCTTGCGGATCAGCTTGTTCATCTCTCGGATGATGCGCTTCTGCTCTTGGTTGTACTTGTTTTTAGCGAACATCTCGGTGAGTACATCGTTGGACAACCATCCGGGCTGGAATTGCCCCTCGTCGTCCACATGTGCCTCACCCTTTTCTGGGGCATAGTTCTCCGCCCTCTTCCTCTGCAAGATTTCCTTGGCAGTAAGCCCTGCAAGCGCACGCGAAAGCTCTGTAGCCCTATCCAGTGCCACAGGCTTGCCGTCCTTCATGATCGGCTTGTTGGCATCGTCCACCTGCACCAGCGGGTGAAGAAGCTCGGCATCAATGCTGTCAGATGGGTTTAGCAGGATCGGCGCACCAGAGTCTGGCTTGTCGCTCATGAGAGGGTCAAACTGCCCCGGAACAAGCCCTGCACTGCGCCTGTTCATGTCGCGGAACATCTTGTTGGTGATCGGGTCTCGCTTGACACCTTCTGCGTCTAGGATGCCGTTTCCAGTCACCCACGCACCATTCTTGTCGATCATCCCGCCGCTCTTGAAGTGGAGGTCTTTGAGGACTGGAATCCTCGGCAGGACGGTCTCAAGGATTGATCCAAGCTTGCGCCTAGCAGCACCACTAGAGGCAACCGCGCCAAGCTCACCACTTTCAGCCATTGCAGCGTACTGGTCAGCGTGCTTCTCGATGAAGTACTCCACCGCAATCTTGTCGAGCGGGTAAATGGCATCCCTTTCGGCGTTGGACATACCCTCGACACCAAGACGCTTGTAGTAACCATCGCGGAATGCCTCAAAATTAGGGTCTAGCTTTCCATCCCTAGAACGGAACAAACCACCAACCGTGTTGTTCTTGGTGTCACCTAGGAACAGGGCAGAGATGCCGGGTTCCATGTTGTTCTTGATGACCGTGTGGTGGAGCGTTTCATGTGCAACCAGTGCCTGAATCGGGTTGGTTGACTTCACATTGATAACTGCCGTGTTGGTGTTGGGGTCGTACCTACTAGCACCAGAGTCCTTAAAGGTGTAGTTGAGTGTTGGGTTGGCAATGGCGTAAGTAGAAATGGCCCTGCGAGTGCCAGCGGGAATTGCTTCAAACAACGCCTTCTGGCGGGTGTCGGTCAAGTTGCGCCTAAAGTTGAGTTCGTCACCAATGGAAAGCTCGCGCATGCGCTTCTTGGTTCCCATGAATGCGCCGCCAGCTGCGGCAAACGATCCTCCAATGACAAGCGATTCTGCTGCGGCTTGGTACATGGTCTCTGGACGCATGTCGGCACCATCAGACAGGTATTCAAACATCAAGTCCGTAGGTGCGGCTGCGGCAATACCACGACCAGTCCTGCGTAGCGTGTCGGAGGTGACACCACCCAAGTCTAGCATGTTGAATGTGTGTGCAAACCCACGACCCAATGAACCGGGCGCGGTATGTGCCGCTACACGCTTCCAGAATGGAATCTGACCACGCACATTCTCCATTTCCTTGCCGACATAACGAAATAGCTTTCCATAGTTGGACAGAACCTTGCCTGTCTTGAGTGCTGCCGCCCCTGCGCCAAGTGCGCCAATAATGGGGTTTCCAGCCAAACCAACAACCCCGGCTGCGCCAACGGCAGCGGTGTACATTTGATCTAGACCACGCTCTTGCAGGAAGTTTGTGACTGCCGTGTCGGTCTTTGAAATAGTGTCACCAACACGCTCCAAGGTTGCCCCAACCGCCTTTGCTGGCATAGCTCGCATCTGCCTACCAAGCTCCATCGTTTGCAGAACCTTCTGTGAGTAGGCTTCTGGAATTCTGGTAGCTAGGCTATTGCGTTTTGTAATCAGGTTATCAAGCTCGGATGTAATAGTTGGAAGCGTTGATCTAATTTGATTAGCTTCAGCAGTTACCCTATTTGCGATCTGTGATGCCTTTGCCGATCTTTCGAGTAGTGCTGGTTGAGTTTTTGCTCCTTCAGCAAAATTAGCAGCCATACGCTGCGCAAGATTGACTGTCGGCTCAACCTTTGCCAATGCCGCTCGACTTGCTTGAACAGCGGTATTGCCTTGAGCGATTGCAATATCCATTGCGGCAATGTTACCCATTGTCTTCTGGGCATTAAGCATTGTCCTAGAGGCAAGTGGCACTGCTCTTGATGCCTTTACGGCAAATGCAGCAGGAATGACATTGGTCGGATCACCAGCGATATTCGTAAACGCACCAACCCTTCCATACACCTTGTTGAATTCCTCGTCGCCAAGTTCTTGTTTTGCCGCTTCTGCTTTTTGAACTGCATTATCAATCCCCAAAACAGTTTCGCCAATCTCCCCAGCTTCCATGTTGGCTAGACGCTGGTCGGTCACCCACTGCTGGTAACGAGCCGCGACCAGAGCATCTTTCGAGTTTTTGATGTTAGCGTTAGCTTGATCAATTTCCTGTGGTTGAGGTCTTTGAATGCCAGTTATTTTCTCTAATGCACCATATAATGGCGACATAATCGACTCATCAATAAACTGCCTGTCGGAAGCGAGACCAACATCAATCAAATTTGATGTCTGAATAACATTTTTGTACATGTTTTCAGCTATGGATAATTCCGTAGCTTCTCCACGAGCCTTGAGATAGTCTGGTCTGGAGTCTTCCATGCCCAGCAATCCACCCCAAGTTCTGGAGTTGTATGCCAGACCCATTGCTTGCTGTTGAGCCAATTCCGCACCACCATAAACGGCATCTCCAGCAAACTTTGTAACATTGCTAAGAATTTCACCCGGTGTTGAACTGGATCGGATAACTCCATCCTCCCACAGAATGTCAAATTTCTCTTTGCTTCCGGGTTGCTGAAACCACTCTGGGTTTTCCATCTCCCCAATTGGAGTAAGATACGCCTGACCCTTTTCGTTAATGGTTCCATCATCGTTGAACATTCCAGACTGCTGGAGATTGTAAAACAACTGACCTCTTTCGGTTGGATTCCCATCTTGATCTACCAACCCTAATGCGCGCACGCTATTTGCGTTTAGCGGTTTAGAGAAAACTTCCAATGGTGATTTTGCGATTTCGCCAGCATCGTTTCGTAGCGAATCAACCTCCGCTCCGATTACATCAGTAACGGCTTGCTCGTATGGCGTGATGGACACCATATCCCTGTCAAATTGCGCGTCTGCTTGATTGGCGAAGTTTGATACAACTTGAGGCTGCTCCTGCGGAACAACCATGCTATCCCTCGCTGGCATCTCGGTGAGACTACCAACCTCTGGGACTGGCTGAGGCTCGTAAACATACTGCTCCAGTGGAGTCAGGTCACGGGCGATTGGGGCTTGAACAGGTTGGTTGTACGCCTCAACCAAAGTCTGTGGTTGCAGAACTTCTAGTTGCCCAAGAGTTCTTTGGACATCCTTTGCAAACAAATTAAGTCCGCTTTGGACTTTTTTGTTAAATTCTGGCTTTTCTTCTTCGGGTACATTGAATGCCATTACCTTAAAGGTGGTTTGTTATTTGAATTTATTGAAGAACGAATTGATTCCGCCAACTGTCTCTTCTTGTTTTTCTTCAGGTTTCTTTGGCTCAGTGTCAATTTGAATATCTGAACCAGTTGATTTTTTGTACTGATTCACCCTTTCCAAAATATCAGCCCTAAAAGATTTTGCAGCAGCCAATGCGGTATCATTTCGAGTACCAGCCCCAAGTGGAATTAAATACTTCTGTGCTGCGGCAACTTCACCCTCTCTTGCCACGGAGCTTGGGTCAACAGTCTTTGCATATGCAATTGCCATTTGATATGGAAGCTGCCCAAGTTTGGCAGACCCCTCTGAAGATGCAATTTCAAATGTTCCATACTGTGTGATTGCGTTAGTCAATTGATCTGTAAATCGCAATGCTGCAGATGCATTCTGCTCGAATGTAACATCAGCTTGGGTTTTCTTTGGCGTTTTGTCTTCTTCCTTTTTCTCAAGAATAGGAAGCGATGATTTAGCAATTTCCCTAGCCTTATCTGGGTCTACTTGAGCAAGTGCTGTAATGGATTGTACCAGAGATGGATCAAATTGATTCCCACTTTCAGCAGATTTTTTGGCAAGTTGATTTAATTCCGCAATAGTCGCAGCGGTGGTAGCTTCCTTTTTAGCTGTGTCTGATACTGTGGTGTCTTGTGGTCTGGTTGCGCCTTCACCCTTAATGTTTGATCCGTAAAATTCAGCAATTGCTTCAAAATCATTGCCCATTGTTTCAAAGGCTTTGTTTTGAATTTTGCCCATCAATCCCTGCTCGAAAACATCTGCTTCCGCATTAAATCCTCTAGCCCTTAATAGTGCGATGCGTTGCTGGGCATTTCCAATTTTCTCTTTAGCTTTTGGCCCAGCCTTTGGGACAACCTGTGTGAATGTTTCAAGAAGATTCATAATTATTCAAGGGGGTTAAATCCTCCGTTGCTAGATGCGGTAGGTTTTGCTCCGCCACCACCGCCGCCACCTTGAGATGCCGCGAACTTCTGCTGGCGAAGTCCCATCATTGCGTTTTGGTTGATTAGGCTTTGCACCTCAAAACCAGTCTTCATCGTACTGAATAATGACTCCGCTGCGGAAATTCGTTGAGATAATGGTATCTCTTGGTCATCAAGGGTAGCTTTAAGTTGTCCAATCCCCGGAACGAGGTCTGGTGCTTTAGCTTCCAGCAATCCAGCGATACGGCTTGCCGTATCAACAGACTTAGCCTTTTCCTTTTGTTGCTTGTAGTAATCTCCAACTTGAGTTATCCCTTTTGCAATCCCTTGCCCAAGGTTCTGCATCCCCTGTGCTTGGATCTCCGCAGCTTTTGTGAAGCCAGAGTAATCCTGCACAAACATCCGTGGGTCTATGCCCTCGCCAAGTCGTTGTCCTAATTGCATGTTGTTAGTCTTTCATGAAAGATGGAATACTTTGGTCAAACCATAGTACTCGTTGTGAAATGTTTTCAATTGTGCAGTCCAGCTTTGGGCAATGCGCAAATTTAGGGGCCGACTCCCTACGGTCAATACAAGCAGTACAGGCATGAACATAGTCACAATTATGTGTTCGGTCAACCTTCTCTGACCACTTGCCATTTACCTTTTCATATCGGCTAGTTTGAATTGGCACATTGTTTTCCTCGCAGTATTTGAACACGTCATCGTGCGTCCAGTTTTTCATTGGGTAGAACGCATTGCACTGTCCGGGGTTAATACGCACATCTACGCGCACTCCAGCATCCCCCCCGTAGATTGGGTCAGAGTCGCAGAGTTTGTGGCCAACCAGCATCCCATCCCATCCTGCGATAATGCCGGGGTTCTTTGGGCGGTTATAAATATCCATAGCGCACACCCACGGTTTGCCTTCCTCAATTGGCGTAATGCCAGTAGGGCAAGTCATGTCAGTGTTGTCAAAGATATACTTGTTCTGCACCTCAAACTCGTCGTCAGTTTGCTGGAATGAAGAGAATGTTGGATGCCATGTATAGACCTCAAGACCCCATTCCTCAATTATGCGATTCTGAAATGCGTATTTGCTTGGTTGCCATTGTTCGCGGTAGAATACAACTGGAACCTTTACCCCAACTTTTTTGAACACAAGGTCAAGAAGTGCCATGCTATCCTTTCCACCGCTCCAAGCAAGGCACGGTTTCTTGGAGACACTTAGGCATGTCTCGATATTCTTAATGGCTGATTGTACTTTGTTAAACATTAGATTGCAATAATAGAAGCACCAGCAATAGCCCCACCTGCCCCCATCATAGCGGCATTCCGAGTAGCACTTGACTGCGCGTTAGCTGATTGCGCTCCAAGGATATTCTGCCTGTTAGCCGCACCAAGGTTGAGGAACGCATCTGGCGAGAATAGCTGTGGCCCAACTTGTTGAGCGGATACTGGAGCCCCACCAAGCAACCCAAGTCCGGGGCTATAGAAATTCTGACCAAGGTTGTATGCTTGAGTGCCAAGTGAGGACGCTTGGCTAAGCAACCCAGACTGACGGGCTAGGCGTTGGTTTTCGATGTCTTGTGATAGCCCTGCAAGACCCATAGCACCTTGTTGCGCGATACCACCATATTGTGCGGCCTCGGCTCGGCGTTGAGCAAGGGCTTGCTCCCTGTTCATTACCTCTGCGGAAATTGCTGCATTGCCACCAATCCGTCCAGACGCTGCCGAGGCTTCTCTGGCTGCCTGCTGTGATGAGCGGAGTTGCTCTGGGGAAAGGCGACCAGACCTTCCATATGCCTCTTGCGCTGCTTGAGTCTGAAGCGCAGACAAGCCGCCATATTGCTCCATCGCTTTTTGGGCAATCGGTGTAGCAGTATCTTGATACCCAGCCTGCATTTGACGAGCTTGCTCAGCAAGTCCACCCGCCGCCTGAACCTCACGGGATTGTTCTGGAGAAAGCGATTGGAGCAGCCCACGAACTGTTCCTACATTGCGACCCATGCCAGCAAACTCAAGAGAGCGAGCGAGATCCATCTGCTCTTGATTGAGGCGAGTGAACTGAGGACGGTACTGCTGTTCAAACGCAAGAATGCTCGGTAGCGATTGCTGATAGGCAGTCAATCCAGCACGAATGTCAGCATCGTAATCAACCTTTGGTGGGGCTACTGCTTTTGGTTTCTTTCCCATATGCGTGTTATTTAAGTTTGTTGTAAAATTCGTGCATGTCGTAGCACCTTAACCTATGGGAGTTCTTGAAGTCCCGCTGAAATGCAATGTATTGGAAGTCGTCCACAAACTTGCGTAGTGCCTTTTCCATGTTTCCCGTGCAGATTGTGACAAACAATGTGTCAGAGTGTTCAAACAAGCAGGGTGTTTCTGGTGACTCAGAATCAGAGAAATAGCACATGGAGAAAGAATCGTGATCACAAACAACAATGCCATGACACAAGTGCCATGTGAGAAGTTGTTGGAAATCAATATCATTTTCTTCATAAAGTGCTATCGTTGATTCTAGTGGGGTCATTAAATCTTAATGCAGTAAAGCATTGCAATGTTTTTTGGGCGGGTTTCCGTACCGCCTGTTGCTCCAGTAGTATTTTCTTGGTTAGCGAAGAAGTATTGGTTAGCACCTCCACCTACGGCTAGTGAAGAATAAGGATAAAACGCTGAGAAGTATGAGTGATTATGGCTCTTGATCTCGTCGGCTTGTTTTACACCAAATGTATCAGATACAGTTCCGTCACCATTGGCTCCATTTTGACCAGCAACACCCACACCGCGAACAAAATAGCCACGCAAGTCCGGCAGTTGAAATGTAGTACTGCCATCACCGGCTCCATATGTGGTTCCAATTGCAGTAAAAAGATTGGCATATGTTGTTCTGCTTACAACTGACCCATTAGCACCCAACCATCCTGTCGGCGCACCATTCATGGCAAATGCCATAATAGCACCAGCAGGAAGAAGCATATTAGATGCTTTAGCTTGGGTTACTGCTCCATCTGCGAGCGCATTTGTTGTAACAGCGCCAGAAGCAAGTTCATTAGAGGTAATCCCGCCAGCATTTACGGCGAGTTTTCCCGGAGACACCACTTGCAAGGTGGTTCCTTGGATTGCGTCACCAGTAAATGTCGTTTCATCAATGATATTATTCATCTTAGCACTGGTAATTGTGTCAGTGCTTGTAAATGTGTAGGTTGTATTTACAACTCCCATATTATTTTTGTGATAGAATTTGTCTGTTAGTGATGGAACCCGCCACTTGAATAGAGTGGATCTTAGGTGAACCGATAGTCCTTGTCAATGTGATAGTCCCAGTATAGCCACGCTGACCACCAAGTCTGCATCGGATGCTTGCGGTTTCAGCCTCGCCAGATGTGCTAGGTGATAGAATCTGACCACCAAGGAATGTGGTGGTGGTTCCTATGCTTTCTGCGGAATCTGGGTCTTCAGTAGCAAACGCAATGTCATACTCGCCAGTTTCCCCAGACAAGTTCTGCATTTGAACCTGTGCGTCCGTGAACCTCTTGCGCTCAAGGGTTTTGAAGTCGTACCCACGGCTAGTCACATACGAGTTGATTGTGGGGGTGACCACATCTGTGCTTTCATTCGTTACGCTCAAGCGGTCTACTGAGGAGTCGGCAGCGTCAATCTGGTGCAAGCCACCATTTGCGCTAACGGCATACAGGTTATTCCGCACCCCAGCACTTGCCGTGATGAAGTTCTTAATTAGAAACCTAGAATCTCCATAGGTATCCAGCGATTCCCACCCCTTGTTCAAGAAGTTGTAGATCAGAACCGCGTTATTTCCACGGGCATCATTACCTCCAGCTACAGAATCCAACGGGACTGCGATGTAATAGCGGTTGTTGAAGTAAACTGCTACCGATTTGTCAGCAAGGTTCTTGTTGATGCGGTCGATGTACGGCTGGATGTTCTTGGAAAGCGGTTCCTCCGTGCCACGAAGGTTGTAATCGTTGAGGAAGGTCAGCCCGTAAATGCCCTCGTCGGCCAAAAACAACATATTGTTAGCCTGCATGACCACCGTCTTGCGAGCCAAGCAACCAACCTCGCCAGTAAGCTCCTTAACCACGGTATCAGACAGGCTTCCTTGGGTCTGGGCCACAAGGTGAATGCTATTGCGGTTCAATACCACCAAGGAATCGTCGTAGAACCCGTGCATCGCTACCACATAGTCGGCAGTACCTCCAGTAATACGGAACTGATTCTCGATCTGGTCGAAGGTCGTAGTGTCCAGCAGGTCAGAAACCGCAATCTCGTCGGAAATCTTCCTACTGGTGTAGACTGGTGCGCTAAAAGTGCCAGATTGGGAGTAGTAGAACGGAACGAACAACCTGCGCTGGAAGTAGGTGGCCCAAGGCGCACCGGGCTGGTGCATAAACCCACCTCCTTCTGTGAACCTGCCGCCAAACTCAACCTGACCAGTGCTGCCACTAGCCGATATGTTGGCGACTGGCGCAAGGAACTGGATGTTGGTTGTGCTCGCTGATGTTACTTGGAATTGTTTACCAACAATCGCGGTAAACTCTGGGATAGTTGTCTCGTAAATCACAACTACATCACCAGCAAAAATCGTTAAGTTGCCTGTAATCGTCAAGGAAACCAAACCGCTTGATACTGTAACATGGGTTCCACTAGAAACAAATGTTTGTGGCTGGGTGTAAGCACCACCGGGGGACAGGGTAAACCCATCAGTCATGGTGGCTACCGTGGTTACAAATGTGGTGCTAGTGGAGATCCCAGATGCCACAAAGGTAAATGAGTCTTGGTCGACGATTGTTGCCACCGTGAATGTTCCATTAGGAGGAGTGCCACTAGTAAGCCCAGCGATAACCACGGATGACCCAGCCGTAAGTCCGTGTTCACGAACTCTCATTGTCACCACGGTATTTGGACTAGCGGTCGCGTTGGAGGACGCAGAAAGAATAGCCCTGCCATTGGGGTACCACTCAAGAGCTTGTTGCCCATCCCGCATGATCATCACCTTGTCAAAGCACTGCAACATATCGCAGTTGCTCCCAACTGTGGAACCCACGGGATACGGGATAGTTGTTGCCGTGTAGGGCGTAGTGGAAAGGTCGATCTTCTTCGCCAGAGTCTCCAGCGCAACAATGATGTATTCCTTGTTGGACTCGTTAGGGTCAGAGAACATGCAGGATGCCAACACATCGCTGGCGGCTGCATCGTTAATGTCGATCTGTGTAATCCTTGGAGTCGCCCCTAGTGCCACGGCAGTCACGCCAGTAACAGGAAAGGTCAATGTGTTTATGGTAGCCGCAGTCACAGCCTTAACCCCATTGTTATCCGTGCCAGTAAAGGTAATGCCGCTAACCGTAAGGTTGCCAGCCACCCCAATAGCCAACCCATGTCCAGCCACGGTAATCGTTACCACATTCGCGGTATACGACACAGCGGTGATTGCTCTAAAATTCTGGGTTATGTTCCCAGCGGTCGTGCTAGCGGTGGTAGTGTAAGCTCCATCAGCACCAGCAAGCGTGTATGTGAATGTGTTTGTGGCTACCCCGGCAATAACGAATGTCCCATTTGGATTGGAGCCAGTAGTGTATCCAACGCCAGAAATGTACACGGAATCACCATTGGTAAACCCGTGAGAGTTAGCCGTAACCGTGATTGTCGTACCAGAACGAGTAACGCTGGTGATGGTCTTTTCAACCACAAGCACATGGAACGGAAGGTTCAACGGAGTGCCTCCAGTAGTCAGCACAGGGCTAACAGACACCACGCTCTTGCGCGGCCTCCAGAAGCCCTCCATGCGACCGTTAAGGCTTTCCCTTACCTCGCCCGCCTCCAACTGGTTAAGCTGCAATCTCTGGTTTACGGCAAAGAAACCACGATCACCATCGGCGGCAATCGAGTCGTCCAGCCCACCAGTAGACCGAAATTGCGACATTACGCAAAGTAGACAATAACAACGCCAGAGGTGAGAACGACTTGGCTGAAGTTGCCACCGATACCCAGACCCGCAGGGAGGGTGATCGTCTGCAACCTAGACGCACCAGTGACGTTGCCAGAGGCACTCGCCACGGTCGCTAGCACAGCGTCATTCACAACCTGAATCCAGCGGATGTTGCCAGTATAGGTGGTGGCAGCGGTCGAAAGAACAATGCTTCCACCTTGGCCTTGGAGGTCGTATGCGACAGGAGAGGACATGAATTAAATAAGGTTAAAACCTGCGCCTTGCAGGCATATCTCCAAATGCGGAGGGAATTACCATGCGTCAAGGGGGAACTTGTGGGTGTCATTGACCCCCCATTCACCCCACATTGTGATAGAGAAGATTGAGACGAAGTGGAATTGACACGCCGGGCATGAGCCACTACCATCCGGCCAACAACACCTCCCACGCCTCTCTGCGAAGCGCACCAAGGGAGGTTTCTTTTTATCCTGTGTAGCTCAGCGGCAGAGCAAGCGACTGTTAATCGCTAGGTCGTTGGTTCGAACCCAACCGCAGGAGCCATAAGTCCAGCGTAAGTAAAGTGCCACCCACGGGTTCGCGTGCCGAGGACTAATTGCTCTTGCAGAGGCGCGGGGTGGTAAATGCAAATTGCGAGGGGAAGTCCAACTTGGCAAGTTCCCAGTCGGTAACATTTGGTGGGAATGGATGGAATTGGAGGGGGAATGTGCGTGAGCGGGAATAGGCCCTTTGTACAATTTTTGAAGGGGGGGTTAATCGTCCCCGCTTTTTTTTGTCGTCGGAAATTTCGACCCCCTCCCCCCTACTACTTGTAACAATGTGTATAATGCGGAGTCCTGTTCCACGGGAATCGTCAGCATCTATCGGTGTTCCACGGGATTTGGTGGGGTCGTGACCATCTTCCTGACCTTGGGTAAATGGTGCGGCACTAGATGTGGTGGTGGTGACCCGGCCTCGCGTGCGTGTTTGCGATTCTCTGCGAGAAAGTGGGAACGATTCCCCATGCAAATCCCGCCATTTTCCTAGGATTCTCCCCATGTTCCCGAAGCAGATTTCGGTGACATCCCTAGCAGTCATCGCCAACATCAACGCAACTTCGCACCAGAATGCCCTGTACGCTCTTGACCCTATCATATGGAGTCAACACCCACAAGAAAGCCCCAGACGCTGTGTGAGCGATTCTGGGGCAATCTAGGGGGTATCTGGCGCGGTTTGGTGGAAGATGTTGGCTGTAGGGGTTAGACGAACTCTTGATACTGCCCATTCAGTCGCAGTGGCAGCACCACATCTCGCCTGCCATTTCTGAGCTTGCCCACCTTCAATCCATCCTCGGCGATGAACAGGAGAGCGTCAGCGTCCTGCTCGATAGCTCTGGATTCGCGCACTTGATTGTTGTCGTTCAACTGCGAGGCTGAGATGACTGGGCATTGCAGGTGCTTGGCTAGCTGCTTCAACCCTCCAGAGACTCTGGCAACTTCTTCCTCGCGTGATTCCCTGCTTGAGCGTGAGCCACGGATGAGTTGTAGGTAGTCGACCACGACGAGATCCAGACTGCCGTGCAGGTCACGGATGCGTTCAGCCTCTGCCGCGATGCTGTCTATGCTCTGGTTGGAGCTGGAGTCGATCCAGAGTGGAGCCGCGGATATCTGAGCCACACCCGTCTGGATCTTCTGAAGCTCGTGCTTGGCTGCTGACCGCGGTTGCGTGATCGACCCGTAGTCCGTGTGGGTCATGGTGCTAATCAAGCGTCCGATCACCTCATGCGTCATCATTTCAAGGCTGTGGATTGCGACTGGTCTTTGGTCGCTGATGAACTTGCTGGCGATCTGGAGCATGAGGACGCTCTTCCCTCGGCTAGGCTTGCCTGCAATGACCCAGAACTCACCGGGGCGCATGCCACCGCAAATCTCATCCAACTCTGCGATGCCCGTGGACATGCCCGGCAGCCCACCTGAGTTGTAGTCCCTCAGCATATTCTCGATGAACGCCTTGGATGCCTTGTCAGAGTCGATTGACCGCTGCTTCCCGCTCACCACCTGCTGGAGGCTTTGGAGCGTGGTACGGAACGAGGCAATGGCTCCTGCTGCATCATCCGCGGTTGCGATCTCCCGTGCCGCGGATTGTGCCATCCTGCGTGCTTGGTATTCTTTGAGCGTAGAGACCCACTGCGTCCATCCCGCGGGAGTCGGGGCATAATTGTAGCACTCGACCACCTGCGAGGCTCCACCGATCCTGTCCAGTGTGCCGCTCTCGGTGAGGTGTTGGACAACCGCGATGAGGTCGTACTGGTTATTGTCGGAAGCTGGAAGCTCACGGCATGCCGTCCAGAGGGTCTTGGTGTCTGGATGATGGAATGCATCGCTTGTGATTCCATCTGCGGCTGCACGCTTGAGAAGCGTAGCGTCCTTGAGGATGGATGAGATGACTGCCTTCTCAGAAGTGTGTGCGGAGGGGATTGTGATTGGTTCTTCGTTCATGGTTCTGGTTCAGATTCCGAACTGGTCGGAGGTTTGTGGTTTGGTGGTTTGCTTGTCACGGGCTTGCCATGTCCTGACTGCTGCCTTCCAGCACTTCATGGGAGCCTTGCCCACAACCCAACCTTTAGACTCGTAGTAGTCAATAAATTGTTGGGCCTTGAGAAACTTTGGGGCGAGGCTTGAGCCGTAGGCTAGGACATCCGCCACGGATGGTTTCTGGAATCGCTTCTGATTGTTTGTTGTCCCTATATGTTCTATTGACGGTTCTTTAGTAAGGGCAAGTGCCAACTTGGCACTTCTAGAGGTGTCAGATTGGCACTTCTCAACTTCCAGAGGTGCCAGCTTGGCACTTGTAGAAGTGTCAGCTTGGCACTTGTGGATCTTGTAAATGACCTCGTTGCGACCACGATTGCGCTCAATTAACTTGTCCTCCTCCAGTTGGTTCAATGCCCTAAAAACACCCCGTCGAGACAACCCTGTTTCTGAGGCGATTGTGTCGATGTGAGGCCAAGCAATGCCATCGTCGTTGGCGTTGTCTGCGAGCTTCAGCAAGACCAGTTTCGCCTTGTAATCGGCCACGGGTGTTTTCCATGCCTGTGAAATCATGTGGATGCTCATTCCTGCTCGAAATTGTCTTGGATAAATGTGATGAAATGTTCTATCGCCCGGCTGCGTGACTTCTCTCCTCGGAAGTGCTGCCTCTGGAGGTGTGCGAGTATTTCCCACGCCTCTGGTGACATGGTGATACTGCGAGCGATGCGGTGCTTGCCTTCTGGGAGTGGCTTACGACCACGCTTACTTTGGTTCTGACTCATTGATTTGTTCCTTGATGTCTTGTATGGCTAGTTCAAGCAGGTCTAGTTCCTGCGTGAGTCTCGGTGTTGATCCCAGCTTCTCCCGCTTGAGTCGGCGCATGTATGCCTCCTTGAGTGCGGTTAGGATTAGTCCTATAGCTGTTATTGGTTGGTCGGTCATGGCATTTGTGGCAACTGGGCGACGAGCGGAATTCGGAAAGTGCTTTCGGGAGTCCGCAGGTCGCGCATATGCGCCAGTGTATTTTGGTCATTGGTATGTTGGTGAGTCATTGTCATGGTCTGCGCTTTCGAAAGGTTCAAGGTCAAAAGGCCAATTGGAGATGCGGTACGAGCTATCGAACTTCATCTGTTTGACCAACTTTCCAATCTCATCAAGTTGCGCCTGCAAGCTCATGTTCTCGACGATCAGCACATTCTCCCTCTGCTGTGTCTCACGCAGGATGCGGCACAGGCTTGTGACTCGGATATGCTCTGACGCTGGTCGTCCGCAGCACCCGCACTCGTAGTCCGTAGGTGTCACCCAGTCCTGAAGGCAGGTTGGGCATTCGTTGTGTTCTGTGTTCATATGCCGTGATCTTCTAAAAACTCATGGTTGAACAGGCTCTCAACAATGTCCGGGTGCCACGACATGTAGGTCATGAGCGTGCGGAGGATGGTGACGATCTCGTCAATGGGAGCGTCCCGTGAGAATACGAATTCCATTCGTGAGCCTTCGTTGAGGATCTCAATCTTTATTTTTCGGTCGTATTGCATGTTGGTGTTGGTTGTGGCTTGTTCTTGCGGAAGATGTCCTCGTAGTTCTGCCCGTACACCTCGGCGTTGACCGGGCGCGGGGAGTCACCCTTTCCTGCGCTCATGCTGCACCTCCTTTGTACTGGAGGTGGCACCAGATGAGCCCAACCCACCATGCGATGGCGAGTACGATGATGGCGATGCGATCCCAGCGGACATAGCGGCGGGGTGGGCAGATAATTGGTAGTGGTAATTTCATGGTTAGTAGCTGTGTGTGAATTCTGCGAGGAGTATTGCGGCCTGCACAAAGCCCCATCCTAGGGCTGCACAGGCGAGGGTTTGGGCGATGAGGATTAGTGCTTTCATTAGTGGTGGACTTCAACTCCTTTCTTCTCCAATGCGGTCAATACAGCATCCTCGATTGCCATGCGGTTTACGCTGGTGGAATGCAGCCTGAGTACTGCCATGCTCATGTATGACACAATCGCATACACCACGACATCTGTGCTGCTTTCGATTCCATCAAATGCGGCGAGGGTTAAGTTAACAACTTTGTTTTCGTATTTGTTCATGTTGGTTGGTTCTGGTTGGGGGTTAGGCAATAGCTGGGATAGGAAGCCACTTGCGTTGTTCGTTAGATGCTTCTTGTTCATCGCTTGCTTGTCTTGCTTTGCGGAAATCAATCAAGCGTTGAGCAAGTTCTGGGCGTAACTGCAATTCGCATTTGATATTGTAGTGGGCTTGTGAACGAACACGCTCAAGTGTGTTGTCCATATTCAATCGTGAATCGTTGATGGACGACAGGATGTCATATTTACTATGCTCGATTTGCGAGCGGAGCGTTGCTGGTTCGTTGCCTCGCTCAAGCACTTGGATGTATCGATTGCAGACGATGCGTGCCTCTCTGTTAATTTTGGTAGCGATGGAGTTCATTGGTTGGTTCTGGTTGGGTGTCGCTCGCGGCGACGAGAAGACATTCCCACACATGTGGAATAAACTCAACAGAAAAATGCAGAATTACTGAAAATAATTCCAGAATCCTCTGCAACCCGCTTAAACACTAGGTTTTTTCTACTCCAACTCGTCGTCCAGACCGGGGTAATCGGGCAATTTCGATGGTTCTGGGACGGGTTCGTGGGCAAAACCACGCTCGTCGATGATCAGTGCCTTGGCTAGGATGGCGTAGTTGACCAGATCCAAGCACGCATCTTCCGCAGACTCGTTAGGAACCGAAAGCTTGCCGTCATTCGCAAACGAACGCAGCCGTTGTAGCTTGTCCTGCATGCGTAGCAGTAGCCCGGTGATAGGGTGTAGGCCTAGTGACTCTGATGCTTTGAAGTTAGCAAGCGCATCGTGTGCATGCTCACCTCCAGAGTAGTCGTTATTCTTTACATCCATTATTGCCAACGCTTGTCGGCAAGTTTCTGTGTGTACTTTCAGTAGTGCTGTTTTGTTCATATCTTTTGTTCCATGTTTTGTAGTTATTCTCGTCGGCGTAGAAAGGGTCATTCTTCATCAGCCACCGCTCACATGCGCGGCGCACATCCAAGAACATCTCCCGTGGGAGACCATCTTGAGCTAGTGTTGGGTTTCTGACGAACCTAGGCATGCGTGTTGTCGTTAGGTGGCATTAACCATAATGCAGCCACCATTGCAATCACCAAAAAGTATGTGATGTCGTTATGCATTGATCAGTCGGTGTTTGATTCGGGACATATGTTCGCATGCGTCAACAAACTCTCCTGCGTCCTGCCTGTTTGTGAGTGCTGCTAGATCATCCTCTAGGCAGTCCAAGCAAACCCTTCCACCTCTCGCTGCCCTCTCGCACCCGTCACGCTCGCAGGTGCTGTAGGTGCTTGGCCAAAGCGGGAACTGGTATTGAATGTCGTAGATAAGTTGATCAATGGTTTTCATAGTCCTCGCATTCTATTCCTTTCCTGCTCGATAAGTTGTTTCCATGCCGTCACTTGGAAGTTTTCACCTGCCTGCTCTCTCCAGCGTTCAGCCTCGGCCTTCCAGAGGTCTCGTTGCTCTATCACGGACTCAAGCGTGGTTTGCGAAACTTTGAGTAGGTTTTCCAAGTATTCAATCCTGTCGGTCGCTGTCATTTGGTCGATTATCATGATAGGTCTAGTACTTTGAGTTCGTAGCGGTTGGTCTTCTCGTTCTTCTTCCAGCCGTGGATCAGCACCTTCCACCCAGCCCGGCGGAGGCAGTCAAGGTAAGGTGACTCTGACATCTTCTTTGCCCTAGCTGACACATTGTTCCAGCTGGTGGTCTGGACAGCAATGGTCTCGCTGCCAGCGCATGCCAGTACATCCACGAAGCCGAAGAGATCCTTGCGGCGGCGGGAGAACTGACACCAATGCTCGACGACCTGCACGCAGTCTGTGGCTTTGCGTAGCTCCTTCAGGGTTAGCTGTGTGGGGGAGGTTTTCATGACTTGAGTCTGTTGAGGACGAACTTGGCCTTCTCGCGGAACGATGCGTCCTGCCGGGTAAGCGCGTCTGCCCTCTGCTTCGCGGAGATGATCGTCGTATGGTTTTTCCTCTGGAAGATGCGTGCGGTCTCTGCCAGCGTGTGATGCTCGCTCACCAGTGCCATAGCAAGCGTCCTAGCCTGTGAGGGTGTCGGCTGCTTGTCGTAGGCGAATATCTGGCTGGGGTGTACGCCAAACACCTCTGCGACAGCAGAGATAGTCCTGCTGGCTTTGTTGCGAGACATGCGGCGATCTAGCTCGGCGCACAGCTCGTCGGTCGTGAGGTCATTTACATGTGTTACGGTCATTAAAAGGGTTGCCCTGCATGGAACCCGTGGGCAACGGGTAGAACCTACCTCCATGCTGGTAGAATGGTCAGGCATGGTTGGCTACTGCGTCAATGGCAGAGCAGCGGACGATGACTCCGTTGCCCCTAGCCGGGGCGAACTTGTCAACGCGATGCTCTAGGTTTCGAAGGTAAAAAACCTCCCTAGCGTTAGCGGGAATGACCCGGTAGAAGTCACCCTTGATTTGCGTCGAATTAAAGACAGGCGTTCCGTACCTCAAATCCTTCTCTTCTCGGATGATATCAGGGTTTTTGACTTTGGTTTTTGCGCCAAAATTTAGTGTTCGTTTGATGAATTGCATGGAAAGTAGTTTGCCCTGTGGTGAACCCTCGGAGCCAAGGGGCATGAAGCGCATGTCACCACTCATGCATGGGAATCAGAAGGGGATCTCGTCGGTCTCTTCTGTTGACGCAGGTTTAGCCGCAGCCTTGTCGTCAATCTTGAGCGAGATGAACTTGCCGCTCTTGCCCTCGCGGAGCCAGCCAGCCAGTTGATACTCCTTGCCGTCAATGTCGATCTTGCCCTTGTAGGCTGGACGCTTAGGGTTGTCACCCACATCGTTTTTGAACAGAATGCCCGTATTTGTGTTGTCGTAGTTACTCATGGTTACTTTTGTTTTAATGCCCATTTTGGGGGGGAGATTGTTTGTAGCCCGTCAATTGCTGGCGGGAATGTTTTCGTCTGCACGCACTGGTTCCACTTGGCTAGTGCCTGCATGTAACCCTCGCGGCCAAGCTTGATAAAATCCTCGTCGAGCAGGACGGTTGCCATCTCGAAAGGACGGTCAACTGCCATGAACACGATGATGAACTCGTTGCGTTTTTCGCCAGTGGCGATCTCCCACAAATCGCAATACAATGAAGCTTGCCAGTGGTAGCCACGATTGATGATTAGCGATGTGAGTTGATCCAAGCTTTCAATGCTCTGAGTTGTTTTCAGGTCGATCAGCGACGAACCCTCGGATGGAACTAGGTCGATCATACACTTGCAGGGGGTGCCAAACACCTCGGCAAACACCGCGACCTCGGTCTGGTAGTCTGGCAAGTGTTCAATTGCAGGATTTTTCCTAAACGCATACCCGGCACTTTCGGCTCGGATGTACTCGTCTGCGGTTATGACCTGAATGCCCGTCAGCGAATCCCTCCACTCCCTAGCCTCCTTGGTGCGGAAGTCAGAGTAGGGTGAGACGATGTACTCGGTCTCCAGCTTGTGAGGCTCCAAGCATGCCGTGTGGTACAGCGTGCCAGTCCGCATGGCGGGGGTGCTTTCCTTGTCGCGGCTCTTATTGTACCACCTGTAGGGACTCTGATTGAAGTCCCAGAGCAGGGACTTGGATACCGGGCCTGATAGGTCTCTGGGGGTAGCTGTGCGGGTGTAGTATTCCTCGCCTAGTCCTTGGATGATCTTGCTCATGCCGCACCTCCCTTCTGGATCTTCTTGGCCTTGGCATCCAAGCTTGCGTTAGCCTTGACCAGCACGGGCTTGGTCAGCTCGCTGAGGGACTTGACCGCGAGGTACTTGAGGAAGGCTTCCTCGTCCACGCCAAGCCCCTCCATGCGCTCCTTGAGGCTGGAGATGTCCTCCTTGGTCGCTGCAGCAGCAGGCTTGCTGTGTGAGGCTGCCTGCCCGTCATCATCCTCCTGCGCGATGCCAGTCATGGCTGCGAGGGCGTAGCGGCGAAGGTAGGTGGTGCTAGCTCCAACGCCCTGTGCGTCTGCTTTAGCTGGGACACACGATGCGGTGGAGCTAATGTGGCCACCCTCGGCGTGGAGGATGGTTGTGGTGACGCTGACAAGCGATCCATCGTAAGCAGTGCTTTGGATGATAGACAAGCCATTGGCGGCAAACACAGGTCTCACCGTGTTCAACACTTCAGCGAGGTCTGCGTAGCGGTTCTTGAAGTGCGGATTCACGCTACCCTTGGTTGCGTTCTCGACTTCACTCTGTGCTTTGGATAGGGCTTTCTGTAGCCCTGCGGTTGTATGTTCTAGGTTCATTGTTTTGGACGGGTGGTTTAGCCCGTTGCGTGAATGTTGCCACATGTGTACACCCGGTCAATATCTTTTTTTGCGCGTGATATAACCCTCTGCGTTCCAATGTCTTACGACCTGCTTTGGCTGCCAGTCTGGGAGCATGGAGCGTGGATGAGTGTCGGCACAGGTCTTGCAGGTGATGTATGTCACGCCCGGATCGTATCGCAATTCGACTTCAGATTTCTTGTGGCACGAACACTTGCGCATGAGGCGGCGTGCCTCGTCGAACTCGTAGTCCTCGTCGGTCATCTGCTTCGTTCCGCCCATATCAACCCTGCGTTAGCTGCGGCGTAAGATAGATAAACTAACGCCCAAGGGGCATCCCCCTTGAGCGCATAGCTTGTCCCAGCCGCAGTGTATAGCACCATCGCGGCTAGGACGATGACCTGCTCAAATGCCATCAAACGATGCTGTAAAAGAAGTTCCTGCTCGTCTTGCGTACTGTCAGCTTGCCCTCCTTAACGGCTGCGTTGAGCCTGCGGCGGGATGCGTGGACACCCATGTTAATTCTATCGGCGTACTCTTGGAGAGTAAACTCTCCAGCTTGACGCTTGTCGCTGCCTCCCGTGAGCAGGAGGGCTTGTTCTAATGCTTCTATCGAGTTCAGTTGTTTTGTTTTTGTTTTCATTGGTTTGTTTTGTTGGTGATGTTAATCCGACAGCGTTATATATGCTCCGACAAATATCACTGCGAAAAATAAAAAGGTTAAAAATGCTATTGTAGCCATTCGCCTACATTGGTTTGATGTTGCCGTGCGGCTACAGGATGCCCATCGGGGAGATCCAAGCATCACCCTCCTTGATTACATTCCAAGCCTGCCACGATCCAGTCTTCTCGTTGATGAGTCCGTACAGGAAGCCGTTGCGCCACGCTAGTTTAGCTGGGGTTCTATCGGCGTAGGATAGCTGGTCAATGTCGGCAAGGCACCCAACGCTGAATGCTGCCTGCCCGTCCACATGGCGACCGACATAGACATCGGGCTTGTGGACATGCCCGTGGATGCATGGCCCCCAGTTCTCGTAGTGAGAGCGAGCAGGGTACATGGTGGCACGAAACCCGTGTATCAATTTTGGGCCACCCTCTGGGAGCATTAGGTACTTGCTCACATGGTAAGGGCAGGTGGTGATCTTGAGCTTCTTAAACTCGTCCTCAATGTCACGCCACAAAGTAGCACACCTCTCACGGATCATGCCGTCAGAGCAACTTGTGGAGTGCAGGGCTAGGCGATCATCGTGGTTTCCAATAGTTAGGTAGTTGGGCTTGAATTCCCGTAGGAAATCCATGCCCATCATCACATCGTCCGCTATGCCATCTGCACGCTCCTCAGACGAAGCTCCCCGGCGAAGGGGGGCTAGGTCGATGAAGTCACCAAGGTGGATTCGGTAGTGTGGCTTCCATGTTTTAGCGAAGTCTAGTATCTTCTTTTTAGCCTCTTCCGAGACTAGGCTGCCGTGGTTGTCAGCAGCGACGAGGAACTTTTTGTAGCTCATTGTTTTGTTGGTTTGGTTTGTTGTAGTCTTCCCCACGCGGGGAAGAAGATGTGATCAAGGCAACGGACAACCCCCTCCTCCACTTCCTCAAAAGGCTTACAATGCGCGATGCCCCCAATAGCGAAGGCGGCGTGCATCATTTCGTGGCGCAGGGTATCGGTCATGTCCTTGATATTCCCTTTCCTAATGGAGATAGTGAGATCGTCAAGCGAAAAACTACCGAAATCCTCAAGATTCTCGACAATGACAAGCTTCACACGCAGTCCGCCGATTTGAATGTGCTTGGGAAAGTTCATCGTGTGGCTTGTTTGGTGTTGACTTGTTGCATGATTGTGCTACCATCTACGCATGGATACCAAACAATGTGTTTCATGTAAAGAGATTAAATCGCTAGAGCAATTCGGTCAACAAAAAAGGGGTCTTTGTGGAAGGAGATCCAAATGCAAGTGTTGCATCAACAAATACAACCACGAATATCACATGAAAAAATGGTGTTCGGATGCAGAGTACCGATCAAAAAAGATAAACATGGCAATGGAATGGGTGAAAAAAAATCCAGAAAAAAGAGCTATTATAGCCAAAAAGCGCAACAAAAAAGCCATACAGCAAAGTCCAGATAAGGTTAGGGCTAGGGCATTGGTAAATCAAAGGGTGAGATTCAAAAGGATTCCAAGAGCGTCTGATTTACAATGCTCAAATTGCGGTACTCAAGCAAAACACTATCATCACCACATGGGGTACGATTGGGAAAACCGATACAATGTAATTCCTGTGTGTATCGAGTGCCACAACTTACTTGATATGGCTACCGAGTAGCCTGAAAGTGCTGGGCATCGTAACTCCAAAAAGCACCCGCTGGCAACCATCCCTCTTTAGCGAACGCCTCCATTATTTCAATTGGCATATTTGCGGACTTCGGCCACGATTCACGGAATTGATTGGTGCTTGGAGCTAGGTCAATGGCTGCACCACGGGCGTGCAGGGATGGCAGGGAACCGCCTCGCATTGGCCTATTGTTAAAGCATCCTGCGTACTCCTTCAGCACCCACGCATGCGGTGTCTTGCTAATGCGCTCCAGCACCCTGTGGAGGCTTGGTGCGACCTTGTGGTGACATCTAATGGTTCGCACATCCTTGCCGTCATAGCGGACACCTAGGTCGCTCACGACAAGGCTAACTAGCTGGGACTCGTCTCCAGCCTTGCCGTAAAAGGCAGTCAATGACGCTTGGTCAGAGTTAGGCCAAGGGTTGCGTTCTAGGGGCATAAATGCCCTCAGGTGGGCTTTGCACCTTGATATGGACTTTGGCCCCCAGAACCCGTCTGGAGTGGCTCCTATGCGTTTCTGAAGCTCAATAATTTGGTTGTGATTCATGACCTATGTGTATCACAGGTCAAGCTCACCTTGACCTACTCAACGCTTTTTAAGCAACTTCCGCAGGGAAAGCAAGCCCACGATAATACCTATGACGAGGGAGGTGATTCTCAACCCCCACTCGACTTGATCCTGCATGGAGGTGATCAACCCCAGAACTGGTGCTACGCTGCCCACAATCCCGTGTGCTGCGTCACGCGCATGATCCGTGATCATTTGTTGTCCCTCGCCTTGATGAGGCCAATGCCTGCGGTTACAGCGGCGAATGCGCCAACGAAATCTGGTGCGCCACCTTTAAGGATTTGAATGCCAACGTTAGAAAGCGTTGCGACGATAGTAAGAATTCCAAGTGCGGTAGTTTTCATAATATATTATAGTGTTGCGATTAGTTGATTGTACAGATAAAGATGACCAGCGTTGTTAATGTGTACTCCATCACCAGCGTTATATGTTGGCTTGATCTCAAGTGTCGCAGGGTCTGCCAGTTCAGCGAAAGTATTGACTACTTTGGCTCCATAGGTCGATATAATAGCATCTGCAGTATCCTTTAGAATTTGTCTTTTTGTAGAATCAGTATTTCGTGGTTGTGTGGTGAAAACTCTGTAGTCAATTCCCAAATTTACACACAAATTTACAATAGACGACAGCACCGTCATGTAATTTGCCGTGGTTCCGTTTGTTTGGTTGATGAAATTGCTGGGGAAGTTGATTAGAACAAGGTCGGCTCCAGCATTTGCGGCGAATGTGATGTTCTTCAATGGGTCTGGCTGATCATTCCAGCCAGTTGGAATTGTGTAACCAGTCGGAGAAGCGTTAGCTACCGTTGTGCCACTAACAGCAATATTGGTAGTTGTACCAGTGCTGGCGTAATATGTGGAAAACTTAGATGCCCATGAATTTCCAGATGTGGCTCCAACTCCGACAGCAGTGCTCGATCCAAGTATATACGCAGATGGAGTTGACGGCTGCGGCGGAGATAGAACGGCGTTAATTTCTGAAAAATACGAGTTTACTCTGCTTTCAAGTTTAACTAAATCAACTGCTTCCCCGATTGAGTAAAACCCGATGGAAGATGCCGTTGGGATTTCAGCGGTCGCACCATTGCTTCTAGCAAATACAAATACCCTATTGTCGTTTGGTGTTTGAGAAGCATCATTTTGCGTCCCACTTGAAGATCTAAATCTATACGAATAAGAAGTACCTACATTTCTTGAGTGTCCAACAAACCCAGATTGATGTGGTTGACCAAGAATTAATGATGTCGCAAATCTAGATCTAAGTGTGGCGTTTATTGCGTTCTGGCTTATGGTGTTTGCTCCACTTCCAGTAGCACCAGCCCCAATATATGCAGATATAACACCAGTTACAGCATTTGTAATATAAACAGAATTATGGTTGTTGTTTTGTGGGTCAGCATTGTTAGGCCTATTTGAATTTAGATATTTGGTAGTACCGTTTCCAACTGCTCCTGTTGCTCTTGCGTAGTCAGTACCAGCCCCAATAAACCCAACATTTGTCGGAGCAGTGCCTTTGAGTGGTACAAGCGCACCATTAAGGCTTCTAGGCCCGGAAAGTAAACAGCATGATTTTATTGCATCCCAGTTGCTTACTCCGGCGTTTGGGCTTGAGTCCGACTTGCAACCCTTAACGAAATTATTGATTGCTTTTTTAATTGACGATTCAAGCGGAATACCGTCAGCAGCTTGTACTAATGAAATATATGCACTTGCCGCTGGATCAAGTCCACCAGAAAATTTTCCAAGTCGATTCGAAAGCGAGTATTGCATATTACCAGCGTGTTTGCATGTTAGCGTTAGTGAATACTCTATTAGCAACAATCTGTAGTGTGTGTTGCTCGTCAATGCGGATCAACTCGTCCTGCAGGAGACTGTCAGCCTCTTGGTCGGCAATTGCCGCCTTCTCTTGCTGACCTTCAGCCCGGAGGTAGTCGGCGTATGTTCCGTGAGCTAGGTACTGGAACCACTCGGCTGGAATGGCAGATGTCTCACCAGCACTATCTCCGTAGGTGTCGTTAAGCTGTGCCTTGTATGTTACAAAAGCCGTAGCTGGGTTAAGGTTACCAGTGATGATGGTAGCACCAGTAGCGGTGATCATCATGTCGTACTCCTGCACGGATGCCACAACGTATGGTTGCTGGCGATGGACCCGCAGGAACGTGTCGATGGTGTCCTTGCCAGTTTCGGCAAATGGAATGTAACCAAGTGCTGGTCGAGCTGTTCCAGTTCCAGTTCCAGCGGCAGTTGCCACAAAATACACACCAACGTCATTGCTGTCAGCACCAATGGATATAAAGTTGGTATCACCAACGGT